AAAGGAATCACCCAGCGCGCTCGCACCGCCTGCGGTTCCCGTGTCGGTGAAGCCGGTTGCCATCCCATTTCCGCCGAAGATGTCGGTTGCACCTCCTGCACCACCCATCCCCGCCCCGCCAGCTCCGCCTGCGCCCATGACTGCGGTGTTGGGAACTCCCGCGCCCGGAGCTGCGCCCATATCCCAGAACGCACTTGCATCCGCGCCAGCGGGAAGGCCGGTCACTCCAGCCGTGCCAGCTCCAATGCCCGACCCGCCAATACCGCCGGCAGAACCGGCACCCATCGCGCCGAGTCCTGCGCCGATTCCATACATCGAAAGGACCGTTAACGCAGCCTGCCCAAGATCCTTGAAATCGGAGAGCTTGAAACTGTTCCCGTTCATGATCGGGTGCGCCCACCCGTCATTTCCCGAAAGGTCATAGCCGGTGTAGTAATCCCCCGGCTTGGCCCCTTGCGCCATGCTCTCCCAACCCGTCAAGGGCTGATTGAGCTGGTTGGAATCGACCGACGTAACCCCGTTGTTGAAAACAGGGTTGTAGACAGTCCCATTGGAGACGACTCCACCCGCAGGGCCGGTCCAATATCCACCGTTCATCCCGCTTTGCAGGAGTTTCAAGATCTCCGGCGGAATAGTTGCTCCCGTCGAATATCCAACGTCTTCCGTCTGCTTGTTGTAGATGCTCATGTGTTTCAGCCCAGAAATGTGTAGGTGACGGTCGAGCCGGAGACAGATACTCGGTAGGCCCCTTGGCCTGACCCCGGATTCCATAAAGTTCCATCGGCAAGCAAGATGTCGCCGTCTTGCACGCGCTCAGGTTGAGCGGTGAGGTATCGACCCTTCAATGAATCGTTCGATGCATTCGCCGCTGCCTGGACATCCTGCGAATTACGAATGGCCCACTTGCGAAATTCCTCCAGGTGAGCGCGAATCTCAGGAGGGAGGTTTGCAGGAACCGGCGGGGGAAGTTTGGGGCGGTAGGTCTGCATTACTTCGTCCCGCCCAAGGAGAGATCGAGGTCCACCGATCGACACTTGCCCACTTCCGCAGTCGTCGTTCTTTTCAGCGCGAGGAACCGTCCACCGTTTGCGATGGAGTAAACAAAGTCGTCCGTCCCTAGAGTCCCTGTCGCAGCACTCGAATAGGTAGGAGTCGCGTCGGCAGTCATGGCCGAGCCGTGATAGACGGAGTACGTCGCTCCTGCGGTGCCGTTGTCCTGCCACCTTGACCCTTGGAGGATCTTCACCGTGGAGGGGTCGTCCATATCCATCCCGGTCCTTTCGACCATCGAGGTAATGGAAGAGCCCAAGTACGTCGTTCCGCTATCGGTCAATCCGATCTTCGGACCTGTCGTTCCGATGACGAGCCTTTCCTCGGTGGCAATGGAAGAAGGCAGCATCCCCGATGCAGCGCAAGTAACGCCCGTGATGTCGCGCTCGCCCCATGTGTCATCGTTCCAGTTCCACAAGAGAGCCTTGTTGCAAGTGCTGTTTCCCGTGGTGGGAATGCATACCCACACCTCGGAATACTTGTTATTGACCGCGAGGAAGGAGGCTTTGTAGTTCGTGGAATCGATGTTGTCGCGAATCCATTGCTTGATCCGTCCCTCGGCCAAGCTCTCAGCCTGACCTCCTTGGTGAATCTTCACGTCGAAGTTCTGCGTGAAAAACACCTGCCCTTTCGGTGTGTTGACCACGCAGTTGATGGCGAGCAATCCATCGTTTCCGGGAAGATATTGAAAAGCGAATACATCGTTTCCGCCGATGTAATGCATCTCGATCCGTGAATCTTCCTTGTAGACGATCATCGAATCGCCATAGGGAAGCATGTCCACCAAAGCGCCAGGTGTCTCCGCCTTATCTACGCTTCCTGCGTCGTTGGAAGCGGCGGCAGCGAACTGAGAGGTCGAGGGAACTGAGCCAGGATCAACCGAAGCCGTCCAATTGATGCGATAAGGCAATTTCGTTGCCGATGTCGAGGTGCGCGCCCCAAACATCACTATGAAATTCTTATAGGGACGAGCAACGTCACAGACAAAGGTGTAAGGAAGGCCGACCGGAGTGTTGGCGTACAGCCTTCGCATCCGGATCGTCGTGTCTCCGGACCAGTAATAAAGACCATCCACCGGACTGTTGGCAAGAAGGACACCGTTGAATGTCCCACCCGTCCATTTATCGGTTGAAGCTCCGGTGAAGTTAACCGTCGTGTTGATCTGCATCACCCCGACAAAGCCGGAGCCACTCAAAGCAGACCCGGCCAGAGTGAAAGTCACCTGTGTCGCACTCGGGACCGTGGCAACTGTGTATGTCCCGTTAAACGCCGTGTTGAAGGCGTTCCAGATCGTGAAGGAATTTCCTATCGACAGTCCGTGATTCGATTGGGTCGTTGCGCTTCCCGTCCCTGCCCCGTCGCGAGACAGGGCAGTAATCACGATGTTGGTGTATCGGGTAACTTCGGTCTGCGTCGTCCCGTCATCGACATAACACTTGGTCAATCCTGCTTGAAACAGGAACCGGGCAATCGATGTCGTTGTTCCCGCTCCGAAGGTGGACAGCCAGTAGGGAGTAACAGCAGGGGTGGTGAAGACGCTGGCAACCCCACCTACCCTTTCATCGCATCCATTGCGAAACCGCATGTTCTGGCAGTCCGACCATACCCCCGGCGCTAGTTCTTTGGAGAGTTGGTCGCGGTTGATGCCTTGACCGGTCTTGAGGGTTAGCTGCTTGCGCGCCATTTACCTGTGCCTCACGGCCAGCACGCCCGCAAACTTGCGGTCATCGTTGTTCTTGTTGATTCGATCGATGGCCCTCTCAAACAGTGGGAGCCACCTCTGAGCCGCTTCGTCATCCAGACGGAACAATGCAGCCTGGAACAAGGATCCGTACAAATAGGCGTCCGGGAAGTTCGTCAGGAGAGAGTTCGTCGTGTTCGAGTTCGACAGCGCCGTGAACTTCACCGGGCCTGTGATGACCAGCGACCCACTTCCCATCGGGGTTGTAAGGATCGAAGAGCCGGAGATCGTGTAGTAGTCCGCATCCCCCGAATCGTTGCCCCTTAGGTCGTCGTACTTTTCCGGGGTGATGTAGACCAACGGATAGTTAGGAGAACCCACCCAATAGGCCGAGCGAATCCCCACATATCCAGTGGGCAAAGTCCCCGTCCCAGAGGTGATCGTCACGGTCGAAAGCGTCTCGAACTCCATCAGCTTGCAGCGAACCTGCATCTCTGCTTCACACAGAGCGATGAAGTCGGGAACGCTTCCCGTATAGGACGTGTCTCCCGTGCGATGGTCCCAAGCCGCAATCGCTGTTTGCAGCTCGGAATACGTGGTGATCGACACCTAAGACCCCTTAGAAGCCGAAAGTGAATTCGACCGTGCAAGTGCCGGAGTCGGTCTTTGCCGCAACGTAGGTGTCACTGGCGTTGATGCCAAAGAGCACTACCGAAGCGTTTTGCACGAGCGGATCACCCGCCACAGCAGCCGTGCCAGACCCGACACCGGATCGAACACGAACCGGCGCAGTGCCCGCGGAAGTCGTGACGCGAACTGCCGTCGCACCCAATGCAGCAGTGGGTATTGCGACGTTGGCTGAGGTCGTCGTTGCCGCGATCGTGACCGTGGAACCCCAGATGGGACGGAATTGAATGTTGCTGTGTTGCATGACTAGATCCGTCCTTTCCAGATGCGGAAATGAGCGATGGCGGGGTCATTCAGAAGACGCCCCATGTGTTCGTCGTTCTGGCAGAACTCGCGAAAGGTGATGCCGTTGTCGTTGAGGTATTTCTCGACAATGACCTTGGGAACTCGCGCTGCGTGGCGAAAGTCGTTCGACCCGTGAATCCCCTCGTTGTGGAGTTTTTTCGTTCTTTCAACGATGGGCGTGCAGTCCTGCACCCGTTCAAAGATGGTCTTGCCGTCTTCCTGGTGAAAGCGGGTCTGGACTTGTCCCCTAGATAGGATTCGCATAGGTCTCCGACGCTTCGCAGCGGTGAGAGAAAAAGAAAACGGCCCCGAAGGGCCGGGGTTCAGGCCGGAGCCAGCGTGACGGTAATGACACCAACCGCCGCCGTAAGGACGCCGGTGAAGTCGATGCCAATGGACGTACCCGCAGCAATTTGCAGGTCGCTCGCCGTCGTGGACAGCGTGAGGGATTGATTCGTATGAATCGTTCCCTTGAGGTTGTACGTGCTCGAATGCAACGCCGTGCCGGAAGCCGAAGCGGTGCCGGAAGCAGCTTTCTTGACCACTGCCGTCACCGCGCCTGCGTCCGTGCCAGCCACAGTAGGACGCCCCGTAATCGCCTTGACCACATACGCGCGGTTGGCGACAAAGAAGGCACGGTCCACCGAGTTGGCGTCGTACAGCATGTTGATGGTCTCGAAACCGCCATCGTCCAGATCGGTCCCTTGCATACCAAGAGAACCATCGGAGTTTTGTTTGAGGTTGACGCTCATGTTTGCTCCTAAAAGGAGACAAGGCCCCGAAGGGCCCTGTCATTAGGCGATGTCGTACACCGCGCCGTTGGCCTTGGGATTGCGGTTCTCAAGCGTCCACTCGCCGATGAGCATGACCTTCTCGCTGTCGCCCGTTG